TTCGTAAGTATAGAGTTTGCCGCCAACTAGCAACGAGCCATCCGAAGCAAAAAACTGAAGTTTTGGGCTAGGGGATAAAATGGTTGTCATAGTAGTCCTTAAAGTGCGGCGATGACAAAAGCCAACAATTCGCTGTAACGCACGCCTAAACGCGTTTGTGACGATCCGTCTGAGTTGGTCCATGTGTCACTGCAAAACAAACCGTATTTTGACGCATCTAAGCCCTCGGCGGCAAATGCTTCTTGCACATCTTGCGCGATAACACCAAAATGAGTCCGCGCATCTTCACCTTTTGCTTCAACGGCGTCATTCCACTTAAACGCCCGTATCAGCTTTTTAACACGTTGCGCTACGCGCTGCTCGACGTCAAATAGTTCCCTAACCTGCTGCTTTTGCGATGCGTCTGATGTGTTAATTGTGCCGTTAACTGCGTAGACTTCCGTATACCGAAACGAAGCAGTTCCTAAAGCGCGGGCGTTATCGGTAGTCGGTCGCCAAGTGTTGCTGTCGCCCGCAAAAATAGACGTGCCTGGAAAAGTCCCACCGCTAGCCAGCACAACACCATTAACGCCTCCTATAACGGCGTAAGCAGTGTTCTCACCAAAATAAGCGTTGCTAGCAACGGAGCCGTCCGAAGTAGCATACGTTGTACCTAAAAAGGTATTGGTGTAGCTTGTAAAATTTTTCTGGCCGCTGATGGTTTGTGTATCTGTTGTCGTGACAATACCTGCGCCAGTAAGCGATGATGCGCCCGTACCGCCGCTAGTCGTTGCAAGCGTGCCGCCTAGCGTTAGCGTACCCGACGTCGTGATAGGGCCACCGGTAAGCGTCAAGCCTGTCGAGCCACCGCTGCCGCTAACGCTAGTGACTGTACCGCTGCCGCCGGTCGCGGCTATTGTAATACCACCAGAACCATTAGTAATACTTATATTGCTTCCAGCGGTAAGCGTTGATAAAGAGTAGCCAGACCCATTACCAATAAGTAATTGACCGTTAGAAGGCGTCGAAATAACGCCCGTGCCGCCATAACCAATACCAATGGTTGAACCGTTCCAAGTGCCTGCGGCTACAACACCCGACAAGTCAAGGTTTTGCGAGTAGACCGTTGTCCAACGCTGGCTTAACGTGCCACAGCTATAGGTTGTAGTGGCGTATGGACGAAACGAAGTAGCGTCTGCTACATACCGTCCTGTACCGGGATACGTTGCGCCGCTAGCCAAAACCACACCATTGACACCGCCTATGGCAGCGTAAGCGCTGCTCTCACCAAAGTAAGCGTTTGTTGTAGCGTAGGTAGTGCCTGCGTAAGTGCAAGAATAACTAGTAAAGTTTTTCTGCCCTGTAATTACTTGGCTGTCTGTTAGTGTGACAATCCCAGCGCTAGTAAGCGACGATGCGCCTGTGCCGCCATTAGCTGTCCCTAACGTGCCAGACATCGTAATCGTGCCTGACGTAGTGATAGGACCGCCAGTAAACGACATGCCTGTCGTGCCACCAGACACGTCAACACTCGTGACTGTGCCGTTAGTGGGTATGCTTGGAGGAATAACTGGCGGCGCTAAGTCGGCATAACTTTGAATTAGCGCTTGTACAACCGAAGGCAGTAACGCTTGGCCGTTATCGACTAGTAATTGCAAATTAGCGGGCAGCAGCGCTTGATTGTCTGCTATTGAGGTGATGGGTGCAGGGGGAGGGGCTAAATCGGTTGAACTACCTGACACCAATATGTTGATGTTTTGCGCCGGGGGTCCAACTTGAAGGTCATCAAGACTTGTTTGATTGTTGCCTTGCCCTACTAGCGTAAACAAATTTAAAAAGAATCGATACCATTCACGCGAAATAAGCCCTGTTCGCTCGTCAATAATGCTGACGCGCGGCGCGGGTATGTTGGTAACGTTAAGCATTGGTCGGCGTTATGAGAATTTCCGCACCCATAATCGCAGTCTTCACAGGGTCTGTCATTGACAGCTCATATACGCGATCGCGCAATTTCATTGTCATGCCTAAGCGACGGAACCAAACACGGTAGTAATACTCGCCAATTTTGCCTACTGACGTAGTACGGTAGTTAGACCATGTATGACCGCCATCGTCAGACCAACGCAGCATAACTTCTGGATTACTGCCTTGGCCTGTTGCTAACCCAACGCCCGATTCCATGTCAAGCTGCATGGCGTGTTGTGCGGTGCGCTTAAGATTGTTTTGGCCTGTTGGCAACGCCCGCCACGAGCGCAGCCACTTTTGTATCTGACCGTTATCAGCGTAAGTGTCAAGATCAAACGCGTAGATGTTGCCGTTTTGATAGTCGCCCACAATAATTTGGTTGTTAAACGCCATCTGACAATTGCTGCGATGCCGCGTAAACGATCCGTCGCTCCAGCCTGCGCGCTCATGCCATGCGCCTGTCGCTACGTCATAGACCCACGTCGTGTTGGCGCTGGGGAATATAAGGACGTAAAAGCTATGGCCGTCTTGCTGATACGTGTATGCAAGCGCGTCAGTTAGATTGCCGTATTGCTGAATTTGCCATTCGACCGCGTGTGTGCTGATGCGCTGCCCGGTGTAGCCGTTAGCGCGGTAGACAATACCTTGCCCTCGGGCATCTGCGCCGAGCCAAAACAAACCGTTGTCCATTTTGGCAATCGTGTACGCGGAAATACAGCCGATTTCGTTAAACGCGCCTTGTATGCGCTGAAGAGGGAAGTCTGGCGTACCGGCGTCGTACCATACTTCAACTGAGTTTGTACCGTAAACCCAAACTTCTCGGTGATCAACAATAAGACCGACAACGCCATCAGGCGAACCTTCCGCGCTAGCAAAATCCAGTGGTTCAATCGACGTGCCGTCGAGCAGTTGCGTAACCCAAATACGCTGGCTGTTCGGTTCATTAAAGACAAAATAGCCATCAATATACCCAACCGACACTGCGCCGGGAAAGTCTGGGTCTACGATCTGACCAAATTCGCCGGTACTGTTGTTGTAAATGTAGCTAGGGCCGTTACAAGCGATAAACAACTGTGTGCCGTTATCGGCCATGCTGACAGGGCCAGTGCCAGGAATAGAGCCAAGCAACGTCGCGGTGTAGCTGGTGTTAATTTTGTACAGCTCATTACCCGACACAACAAACGCGGTGCTATTGTCAGACGAAAACGTCCACAGCCCACGAATAGGCCCACTACCAATCGTAGCAAGGTTGAGCAGACCAGGGCAGCGCTGAAGAAATGCGGGTTCTTTGCCGCCTTCCGGCACAACTTCCGGAAACAGATTGACCATCCTCGCATCGGCTGCGTTGACGGAACGGGCAACGTAAGTCGATCCAAGAATCGGCGTTTTCATTAGAAGTTGTTGGCGTAGATGTTATACCGTTGACGCGTTGCAACAATTGGATAAGGTATCGCCATAAGATCGCCGGGGAAGTTGATGCGCTTGATGTTGCGCTTGCTTGACATGGCAATACGCTGCACTTGCGGCGACGGTTCAACACCAAACTCAGGCGCTAGTTCGCAGGCTAAGTTGTATCGAAACGCCCGTAAGTAGCCTGGCGGAAAATACATGTCTGTAGCGACGCTTGAGACTTCCGTCAGCGTTTCTACAGAGATAATGTGCCACTCCAACGCTTTTATAGGCACTGGATACACCGTCATTTCCATATCTGGAAACGTATTGTTTACCCACATAACTTGTGGGTATGTCGATGTAACCGTTTTAAACGCAATGCCATCGTACTGCTGTTGATTGATTAGTTTGACGCCAAACGACAATCCCGACGACGGGTCTTTGAAGTAAGTTGCGTCATCAATTTCAATAGGGCGGTTGCCTACAAAATCGCCGGTAGGACCAATCGTGCGCGACATAGTGTACGCAGGCCAAGTAAACACTTGATCTTGCGTACTAAAAACTGACAAACGCTCAGTGTCCCATGACTGAATCATTTGATTCATTGCCATGATAGAGTCTTGCATAACCGCAACCGAAGGTTCTTCACCTTCAGCTAAAACACCAAGAAGGCGAAGCGACCCGTTAATAAGTTCAGCGGCAGTTGTCATAACTCAACCTCCTGAGTTCTACGGCTGCGACGACGAGGCTGAAGCTCGTTAACTGGCTCCATCTCATCTTCTACATCATTAGGATCATACACTTCCCAGCCGTTTTCTCTATCGTTATCGGCTTCTTTATCAGATATAGCGACTTTAGCGCCGTGAGTGGCGTGACGAAGATAGATGACGGCCATAGTTTACAGGGGGGTTATTAGCCCCCGCGCCTTACACGCAATGAATAAGAGCAAAATTAATAACAACTGCCTCAGACAATGAGCCGCCCGAGATGTTGCGTAAAGTGATAGACGCAGAACCTGCGCTTAAACCCGAAACCCAACAATTGTAAGCGCCCGAAGTAGCGCCGCCACTCACGTTCAAAATCAAAATGTCGTTAGCAGAAATAAGCGAGTTGTTCAACGTAAAAGTTACGTTAGTTACGCTCGCCAAAGCTGCGTTGTTCATCGTGATCTG